TAACAGAAAATATCTGATTAATGATTATCGGTTAGAAAAAGGTGTTGTATATATGAGCCTGATTCTGTATGACAAAAGCGGAAATGTGATACAGGAAGTTATTTCAGATACAGCAACAGAGTTAGATAGAATCCCGGTAAGTATTATTTTTAACACTGGTACACTGGACGACAAAAGAGGTGTTTCGGAAGTATCTGATTTAAGTGACGAAGAAGCACTATACAGTAAAATGTCAAATGGCGATGTTGATAGCGTTAGAAAGGGAATGAACCCTATACGTTATGTTGTTGATATGAACAGTCAAACAACGAAAAATTTAAGTTCTGGTGCAGGTGCTTTTTGGGACTTAAAATCTGAACAGAATCAGAATGAAGTACATGCGGCAGTTGGAACATTAGCACCTGCATTAAATCACACAGAGCCAACAAAAGCTATTCTGGAACGTATTAAATCAGATATGTATGGACAATTGGAAATTCCAGACATATCAGAGGAAACAATGGTCGGAACGATTACAAGTGGTAAGGCATTGAAAGCGTTGTATTATCCGTTACAGGTTCGATGTGATGAAAAAATGATAACTTGGAAACCTTGTCTGATTGATATTGCAAGAAATATTATCGATATTGCATTGTTGAATGTTGATATTGTAAAAGATATTTATCCAATTGTAGATTTGCAGGAGATTCAATATAACGTTGTAATACAAGAGCATTATGCACTGGCAGAAGATGAACAGGAAGAAAAGGCAACAGACCTGTCTGAGATTGCATCAAATACACGAAGCAGAAAGTCATACATGAAAAAATGGCGTCCAGAGTTGACAGATGAACAAATCAACGAAGAGTTGTTACAGATTGCTATGGAATTGAATATGTTTGACACGATGGCAGTCAATACACAAGTACAAACGGAATTGGATAATGTTTCAACGAAATATGAAGTTGACAAAAATATAGAGGATGTTGAAACAGAACAAAAAGCGGAAAACAAACAGTAACAACAGAACATGATAGTAAAAATGACATAGAAGAAATTTAAAAATATTTTTTTAAAAAAGTGTTGACTTTTATTCTTGATTGGTGTATTATAATACTTGTAAGGAACAAGAAAACAAAACATAAAACAAGAATGAAGGAGAAAACAAAATGAGAAGAACAACAACACTTGAAAAAGAATATGGAGTAAAAATTGTAAAAGATTGGAAAAATGGTACAAAACAGTTCTATAAAATGTATACAGCTGATGGATGCTTATGGGAAAATGGATTAACCTTAAAAGGATTAAACGAAGAATGTGAAAAATGGGGAGATAAATTAAAATCAATCAAATAAGGAAGTGAGAACAATAGTAAAGACAAACAGGTGGAGATTTCAGAACGCAGAGGAAGTGCGACAGCGAATCTCCACTACTCAATTAAAACAAATAAAAAAAATGTACGAGCAACTTGCACAAGAAGTAACAAAGCAGGTTGCAAAAAACAAGTTAGATGCACAGCGTTTGACATTGCTACAAAGGGATATCAACAACAGAATAAAACAGTTGAACTCTGACATACAGAATCAAGTTGTTAGAGATATTAGAACTGTAAGTAATGCAGTAGTTGAAGATGTAAGGGATTACTTGAAACAAGCAGGTTTTAAAGACAGCGACATACAAGAAGCATTTTTTTATGTACCAGAAATGATAGTACAAAATATTATAACTGGTGCAATATATCAAAATGGCTGGACATTATCTGGTGCGATATGGGGATATAACAGAAAAGTACAGAATACTATTTCTCAAATTGTTTCCACTGGCACAATGACTCAAAAGTCAGCATATGAAATTGCAAAAGATATTGAAAGTTATGTATTGCCAACAGCAAACAAAAAGGCAAGAACAATAACAAGCTGGAGGAAAGCAAGGCAAACTGATGTAGATGCAAAACGTGCAAAGTATGTTGGCGAAGTTATACAAGATAAATATTATCCCGGTGGTAATATTGACTACAATGCTTTAAGGCTTGCGAGAACAATGGTTAGTCATGCATACCAACAAACATTTGCGAACACAAACAAAAATAATCCTTTTGTTGTTGGTTACAGGTGGTTAAATTCAAATTTTCACGGTAGGGTATGTGAAGTATGTAAGGAATATGCAACAACAGACCATCATGGACTAGGTGTTGGAATATTTCCAAAAGACGATTTTCCATTAGACCATCCTAACGGTATGTGTACTTTTGAAGCTGTTATGTCAGATGATATGGACACAATAGCTGACAAGATTGGATTGTGGTATCAATCGCCATTTGGAACATTTCCAGACATTGATAGATATGCGCAAGATTTTGTAGATTAGAATACAAGGAGAAGCAGAGAACATGGAAGAAATTAAAGTGGAACGAATTTGTTTGAAATGCGGAGAGATAAATGAAGTGTCAACAGAAAACATGAGGAAAGTTGACACTTGGACAGAAGATGGTGAGTATTTAAGAATTTGTTATATTTCGTGTAGTAGATGCAAAGAAAAGATTTTCTTGCAGGTTGATAACATGGAAACAATTAATGAGTTCAAAGAATTAAGAGATTTGACCATCAAAGCCGCACGAATGAGATTAAAAGGACAGACAGTAGGGAAGAAAATGTTTAGAAAAAAAGATAGACTTTCAAAAGACTTGCGAGTGAAGCGGATGCAATTGGAAGAAGTCAATAACGGAAAAATTTTATATGATAAAAATAAAAAAGTTTTTACAAATTGCTTGACATTTCCGAAAGTTGGTGATATAATTGAAGATAAGATGTGACAGGTGTGGTTATAACATACCGATTGCATCAGCATTGAAACAGGAAACAAAAGTTACAAGTCATGGAGAAAGTATAACAAAAATTTTCATTCGTTGTAACTTTTGTTCGTCTGTATATACAGTGTGTTATGACAACACAAAAACAAAAATTCTAAAACAAACAATAAAAACAAGAGTCGAAGAATTGAATAAAATTATAATCCCAGAACAGAGAGTGAAGAAAATGAAACAAGTTGAGAAATTACAGCTGATGTTAGAAAAAGAAAACAACAGATTGTGTATTATGTACGAAGAATCTGAATTAAAAAAGGAGTAATTAAGAATGGCAGGAGAAATAAAAGCAACAGAACAGCAGGAAACAGGAACAAAAGTAACAGAACAGCAGAAAGAAACACCAGCGGAAACAACAAAAGAAGAAGCCGTTGATGTTGAAAAGGTAAAATCAGATGCGGTTGCTGAGTATTTACAAAGCCTTGGTTATGGTGAAGATGAACTGAAAGTAATTCTTGAAAAAGATAAAGCCGCTAAAGCCGCTAAAGAAGCTAACAAGACAGAACTGGAAAAGAAAGACGATGTGTTGAGAGAGACAACAGCACGGTTGGTAGCTGAGAGAGAAGCGAGAATGTTAGCAGATGCAAAACTGATAGCAATTGAATTAGGTGCAAAGCCGGATATGGTTGAAGACCTTGTTGCGGTTGCAAAATCAAAAGTCATGAAAGGCAAAGACATTGCAAAAGTTATTGCAGAAATCAAAGACGGAAAAACTGGTAAGGCTTATTTTGCAAGTGAGGAAGAACAGAAACAGCAAAAAACGCATAAAAATGTTACTCGTAAAAATGTTGACATTGCAGATGATGATGAAAACAAAAACGAGGGAACAATGGCGGCTCGATTATGGGCTAAAAAAAGAAAAACAAAATAATTAGTAGGAGGAAACAAGATGTTAAATCAAACAAGAATTAAAAAGAGTTCTTATGTATCAACAAATCAGATTCTTTTTAATACAGACCCATTCGTTGCAGTATCTATTGTTGTGAGTAATGAACTTGGAGTTGAAGACCCGGCAACAGGAAGAAAACTTGTAAAGGCTGGTACTCCGTTAGCAGGTGACCTTACAAAAAGAGAAGAAGCATTTGTGGCAGTAAATCAAGCTAGTGATTCTGTAGCTTCTGATGCAAAAGGTATTCTGTTACATGATGTGGATGTGACAACAGGGAAGGCAAATGGAACATTACTTATTTTCGGTTTTGTGAATGTTGACAGAATTGATGAAACAGTAATGGAAAAAAATAATAAACATGTGAAGAAAGCACTGGACGGAAAAATTTATTTTCTGAAATAAAACAAAGAAAAGGAGAAAACAAAACAATGAGTATTTTTGACTTAATCACAGCAAATGAAATTGTTGCGTATTGGGAATTATTCTTACAAGACAGGAAACCATATTTCGGAGAAACGCTGTTTCCGAATGAAAAACAGCTTGGTTTAAAATTGGAATGGTTGAAGGGCGCAAGTGGACTCCCAGTTGTTTTAAGACCTTCCGCTTATGATGTAGAATCAATCCCTCGTCCGAGAATTGGATTTACGAAACTGGAAGCGCAGATGCCGTTTTTCAAGGAATCTAAAACAGTGGATGAAGAACTGAGACAGCAGTTAAACATGGTACTGACAACTGGTAATCAGAGTTACATTGACATTATTGTAGATAAGATTTTTAATGATGAAATGTCGCTGTTAGAAGGTGCGGCGGCTCAGAGAGAACGTATGAGAATGTCTATGCTTACGACTGGTGCTATTTCCATCGTAGGAAATGGACAGGCATACGATTATGATTATGGTATGCCAACTGAACATAAGACAACTGTAAAAAAATCATGGTCAGATCCAACAGCTACAATTATGGCAGATATTAGAGCGGCTATTGAAAAGATTCAAGAGGACACTGGTGTTACTGTAACAAATGCGGTATGTAGTTCTAAAGTAATGGGTTATTTCCGTATCAACAATGAAATCAAAGGAACACTGTTAGCACTTAGCAACGGTGTTGGTTATCTTTCAGATGCAAAAATCAAATCTTATCTGAAAGACGAATTGGACATTACAATTAATGTGGAAGATAGACGCTTTAAGGATGAAAAAGAGAATGTACAGCGGTTTATCGCTGATGATGTTTTTTGCATGTACCCAGATGGTAAACTGGGTAACACATGGTTCGGAACAACACCAGAAGAAAGTGATTTGATGGCGAGTGCAGTTGCTAATGTAAGAATCACTGACACAGGTGTTGCAGTTACCACAACAAAGAAAACTGACCCGGTACAGGTTGACACAAAAGTTTCCATGATTTGTTTACCTGACTTCCCAACAGCGGATCAAGTTTTCGTATATCAAGTTTTCGTACGTGATGTAGCACAGTAAAACGACGGTTATAATATGGGAGGTAATGTGTTATGGTGACAGCGAGAAAAGGAGATAGTATCATCAAAGTTTCAAAACGTTCTTTTGAAACAATGTTCAAGGACAAAGGCTATGCAATTGTTTCAGATGAAGCAACAGAAAAAGTAGAAAATGTTATCGAAGAGCCAATTGTTGAAGAAGAAGTGGTTAAAACTGAAACAGAAGAAACTCCAATTTCAGAAATGAATAAAGAACAGTTGATGGAATATGCAAAAGAGCATGGCATTGATACATCCAAGGCGAGAAATGTAAGAGAAGCAAGACAGATTATTCAAAAAGTTATTAGAGAAAAAAACATGGAATAACAGAAGGAGGTGCTAGCATGGATGATTTGGAAGTTTTGAGATATAACTTAAAAGAAAAACAAACACCGTATTTCTCAGATGAAGAACTGTTGTTACTTTTGAAAATGAATAACGGAGATGTAAGAAAAGCAAGTTATGAAGGACTTATCACAAAAGCAGAAGTAACAGGATTAAGTGTTAGTGGAATAACAACAAAAGACAGTTCCAGTTATTTCAAAATGTTAGCATCAAAATTCTGTGATACGAA